TTGAGGTTCCCGTTGGAGTTCAGGCCGATCGACAGGTTCTGGGCGACCTTGTCACCGATCTCCTTGGCCCGGTCCTCCATCTCGGTGCCTTGCAGAATCTTCTGGACGCCTTCGCTGATCCCCTTCTGGAACTCCTCACCGGCGACGTGACCGCGCGCCGCGAAGATACCCTCAGCGCTGTCCAGGTTCTTCTGAATGTCCTTGATGAACTTGTTGTTCTTCTTCTGCTCCTTGTTAAAGGAGTCCTTGTACGCCTTGCTGTGCTCCTCCCCAGCCTTGCGCATCGGCTCCTTGCCCTTGTCCATCTCACCCTCGATGGACTTCGCGAACCCGGTGCCGTCAGCGAGGATGCGGACGAACGCCGTGCCGATGGTCTCTCCGCGCAGCGCCATCAGCGGGTCGCCTTGCCCTGGACGTCAGCACCCATCAGGGCCATGAAGGCAGCGCCCTCGGACTCGACCTGCGAGTCGGTCGGCTTGGCCTTGGCCTTCGGGTCGAGGGGAGACTCCAACATGGCGTCCCACTCCTCTCGCTTCTCGGGGTCAATGCGGTCCAGGCACCAGGTGTAGACGCAGTTCAGGAACCGGTCGGGACGGAAACGGAGGATGTCGGCCTGGTAGTACGTCGCGTCGATCTCGGCCCAGCGGTCTTCTGCGATTGCGTAGAGACGGAGGGCCGCTGGGTAGGGCGCCCGGTCCACTCCTCCATCATCCAGGCCATGATGTCCTGTACCTCGGTGAGCCCGAACGGGTCCTTGCGGTCCAACAGTCGCTCGACCAGGTAGGAGTGGGACTGCTCGTCCATGACCTCCACGAAGAAGTCGATGATCCCGGCGATCTGGGTGTGCTGGCTGCTGTGCCGCCCCAGGGATGCGGCGAGGATCGCCAACTGGCCGTCGTTCGGGTAGTAGCAGGTCAACTCGGTGCCATCGACCGTGAACGTCATCACGTCCTCGGCCTCGCCGGTGACTTCCTTCAGTGCTGTGGTGAACTCCTTGATCGGACTCATCTCCCTGGGTTGCTCCGGCTGTTCCGCCCACCGTATGAGCCTGTCCTGGTTCAGGACAGTCCCCGTCGGTGCGGGGGGTCCGTTTCAGATTCTGAAGTCAGCCCACGGTGGGCAGGCCCTTGCCACGGATTGCGCGGTGGTTGCGCGCGGTCGCAGCCCACGCCTTGATCAGGAAGTTGTTGCCCAACTGACCGGAGACGTCGGTGCGGATCGAGAAGAACGGGTAGGCCGGTCCGGGTCGCAGCCGCAGGTACCGGGACCGGGTCGGTGCGATCCGCAGGCCGGAACTCCCGGTGCGGTGCCACACCACCTGGTTCCCGTGGGTGCCGTCGATCACGAACATCGTGTGGTTGGCCCGCGAGTAGATGGTGCCCTCCATCTGCTTCGGCCCGACCTTGCGCACGTTGCCGCCGATCAGGGCGCGCAGTTCCCCGGAGCGGACGGGCGCGTACCGGCGGGCCTGGGCGGTGAACTTGGTGACGATCTTGTCCATCCAGATCGGCACCATGCCGCCAGGGCGGTAGAGCAGGGAGTCGAAGATGACGACTTCCACGATCTCCCCGCGCTTCCAGTGCGGCGCGACGTCCGAGGGCTGCGGGCCGATCATCGACATCTCAGACCTCCTGCATGGACAGCGTCCACACGCCGCCGACGGCCATCCCCTGCGGGCCGAACGGGGTGTACCCGCCGAGCACCCAGTTGTTGGAGTCCCGGCAGCAGGCCACCGCCCGGCGCATGATCATCATGTCGGTCATCTGCAACTCGAACGCGGCACTCTGCTCGGCCTGGCTGGGTGGCTCACCGTTCTCGCGCATGGTGGGCGCGCACCGGGCGATGCCCAACTCGACGTCGAAGCCGAGCAGCGCCGAGCAGTTGCGGGGCTGGGCGTCGGGCGTGGCGACCTGGGCGGAGGGGTAGGCGGTGATCAGCCGGACCCAGGCCATCCCGCACAGGTCCGAGCAGTCCCCCAGGTAGTCCAGGGCGGCGGCGTCACCGGGGACCACCCCGCAGAAGCAGACGTCCGGCACGTCGGCGGCGATGATCTCGCTGCATAGGCAGATGGCGAGTTCATTCAGCCGGTCCAGGGCCGGGTTCGCGTAGACCGGCGCCGGGACGACGGTCATCGGGTCACCCGCGCCACCGGCATCCCTGGGTACCAGACCTTGGTGGTCTCCCGGATCGGCTGCGGGTTCCACAGCGCGATCCACGCATCGACCTCACGCAGGCCGGTGAAGCCGTTCGGGAACGACCCGGCGGCGATCTCCATGCTGACGCCCTGCCGGGCGATGGTGGTCACCCCGGCGGGCAACCGGCACTTGCCACCGGCGCACGCCTTCGCGAACTCCATCGCCAGGATGCCCGCCGCGTACGCGCCCAGGGAGTCCACCGGCCAGGCGTTCAGGTAGGTGACCGAGAAGGTGCCCGGCTCGGTGTCATCCAGGGTCATGTCCTGGCAGGTGGGCCACGGGCACTCAGTGTCCCCGGTCCACAGGATGCCGTCGCCGTCCAGCACCCAGTCGGTGACCGCGACGCCATCGACGCGGACCTCATCGACGCGTCCGACGGGGGCGGGCAGGGCGATCCGGCACTCCGGCCCGCACGAGCAGTCCCCGGCGCAGCCGCACGAGTTGACCCACACGCCGCCCTCGATGTGCGGGAAGAAGCCGGACGCCCCGTAGGCGCCGATCATGTCCAGCCAGGACGGCCTGGTCGAGGACGTGGCGCACCCCGCCTTGCAGGGCCGCACGGTCACCGGGCAGCCACCCACCCGGTACCCGCTCAGACGCCGCAGGGTGGCGCTGGCGAGCGCGAGGGACCGTTCCTGCACTGCTGGGTCGAACGCGTCCCATTCGGTCGTCAGACAGGCCGGATCGACCGGCCACACACAGCCGCCGTACGGGGGGATCGGCACTGCGGTCATCGGCCACCACCTTCCCTAGTGCGGCTGTGCCAGCGTCCCACGTGGGTAGGACGCTGGCACAGACGCCCGCTCACACCGGGGACTAGGCGGTGCCTGCCACCCAGGCGGTTGCGTTCCAGTGGGCGGTGCTGCCGTCGCCGAGCCGCACGTACTGGCCGGACGTCCACGCCGTGGTCGGGCTGGCGGTGAAGCCGGTGGCGGCGTCCGCCAGGTCGGTGGGGGGCCAGGAGTTCGCCGGGGTCAGGGTGGCCGGGGTGCCTGCGGTGGCACCGGTAGCGGCCACACCAACGGCGGTGCCACCGCAGTCCGGGTCGGGCGGCGGGACGGTCGTCAGCGTCACCAGCAGGTGGTCGTTGGGCTCCAACGCTTCCAGCAGTGGCGAGGCGAGACCGGTGTCGTCGTTGACCACGTCGTACGGGCCGACACCCCAGGTGTTGCCGTCCTTGGACTTCGCACCGCTCATGGTGAAGTTCACCGCGTCGTTGCCGACGGTGAAGTCACCGATGACCCCACCCTTCAGGAACGGCACGAGCAGGTAGCCGTAGGACTGCCCGGTGCCCGGCTCGCAGATCGCGGCGGGGACGTTGGACCACAGTTCCAGGGCGAAGCCGGAGTCGCAGGCGTCCACGTCGGTGTTCATCTTGAAGCCGACGACGTCACCCGCACCGTTCTCCACGACGGGCTGGCCGGTCATCAGGCCGTACAGCGCAGGGTCCACGCCACAGAACTCGACCTCGACGTCGTAGCCGGTGAACTTCGGGCACGGCTCATCGAGGATGCAGACCCGACCGGCGGCGTTGGTGACGCTGATGGTCTCGCCCTCGTCGGTGTTCGCGGTCAGTGAGACGGTGATGAAGCCGTCGGACGTGACCTGGGAGTCGGGGCCGGGCACGACAGCGCCGCAGCCGTCCAGCCGGGTGACACGCATGGCGCGGCCCCGGACTAGGGAGAAGCACTTCGATGCCATGACGGTCTCCTCTGTGGCTACTTCTTGGCTGCGGCGGTCTTCTTGGCTGCGGTCTTCCCGTCGGCGGACTTCTCGTCCGAGGTTTCAGAATCTGAAGCCTCGTCCTCGTCGGAGTCGTACTCGACCCCGGCCTCGTCGGCGACGTCCTTCGGGACCATGAAGCCACCCTCGACGGTCCGCACGATGGTCTGGTCCCCGTGCTCCTTCTCCGCTGCGGCGAGCAGCAGGGTGGCGGTCTCGCTGGCGTCGTCGCCGTAGCCCACGTAGACGTCGTTCTCGCTCATGGCGTTCCTCTCACAGGGTGGCTGCCGGGTTGATGTCCTGACCGACCTTGATGGCGACGACGAGGCAGTCCACAGCGGCCACGTAGGCGCGCTCCGCGAGCACGATCTGCTCGTTGGTGGTCTGGTCCAGCGATGCCTGGGAGATCACGTCGCCCCGTGCGATGACGACCTCGCCGGTGGCGTACATCCACGACTGGCCGACCGCTGCCGCCGCGCCGCCGGGAGCGAGGTTCGGGTTGGCGTACCCGCCACCGGAGGCGATCTTGGAGCCCTGCTTGGAGAAGAACAGGTTGCCGTTGCGCTCGGCGGCGTTCTGCGTCATCAGCAGCGAGCCGACCCCGCGCCCGACGTGGATGGTCGGGACACCGGCGTAGTTGCCCGCCATGTACGCCTCAAGGTAGGCGAGGCCCTCGGCGGGGGTCAGGGTCGAGCCCGCCGGGGTCAGGTCGGTGGTGGCCGGGAAGGCGCCGCCGCCGACCAGCCGCATCGTCATCAGCGCGCGCTCGACGCCCACGGACTCGTTGGCGACGAACACCCGCTCGACCTCGGACTGCGCCCGAGCCATGTCGGAGCCGATGCCCTTGCACTTCGTCCCGCCGTACACGGCGAACCGGACCCCGTCGTTCCAGCCGGGAACCTCGAACGTCTTGGTGGCGTGGGTGGCGGCGGTGTTCGCGGTCGGTGGGGTGCCGGACTGCACGCCCGCACCGGGCCACGAGGACAGGATCAGCGAGACCGCTGCACCGGACGCCTCGTAGTAGTTGGCCTGGGAGCCGGACGCACCGTTGGTGCCGTAGATGCGGTAGCCGGTGGCGTTCGGCACAGCGGCCCAGTTCACGGTGATCCGGGACGTCGCGCCGGTGGTGACCTGGGAGACCTCGTTGGACTTGATGGTCTCGCCGGAACCGTTGATGGCGGTGACCACGAAGCGGTAGGTGCCCGCCGGGATGGTGCCGCCGGTGGTCGCCGTGGACGAGGCGGACTGCACCGGCGCGGCCAGGGTGATGGCCGGGCAGGGCCACACCGGGACAGCGTCGGTGGTCAGGCAGTTGAAGGACTCGAAGATGCTCTCAGGCGCCAGCCAGCCGAGCCCCTCGTGCACGGTCGCGGCGTCCAGCAGTTCGCCGGGACGCGCGGTGATGGCGGGTACGTCGATGCGGTTCGGAACCACGATCCCTGTGACCATCACGCCTCCTCTCGTTGGGTGCCGGGCCGAGGGCGTACTCGGCCCGGCCACCTACGGATCAGGGGCAGGTGAAGTTCGGGGTGCCCGAGCGACCGGCGTTGCAGATCGGCACGGTGACCAGCGCGGCCTCGTAGCACATCTTGGCGACGAGGATGCCCTGCTCGAAGAACAGCGCCGTGTAGACGTTCTGCGCCAGGGACGCCGCGTCGTAGACGGCGTTCAGGTTGATGATGTCGCTGGTGCCCTTGACGAAGGTGCCCGCCGGGTAGATGAGCGCCTGGACGTTCGCCGGGTAGGCCACTGCCGGGGCGGTGCCAGCCGGGAACGGGGTGTCCTGCCAGTCGTAGACGAACGACACGGCCAGGTTGCGGGCCGCGAAGTGCGCAGCGACCTGCTGGTCGGTGACCGCCTCAGCGGCGATGCCGGTGCGCAGACCGAGGTCCTGACGGATCGCGCCCTTGGCCCAGAACGGGAGGACGACCTCCATCGTGTGGGTGAACGACAGGCGGTACTTGGACCGGATGCCGTCGGCGATCAGTTCCAGCGAGCCCACCGTGTCGGCGGTGGTGCTGCCGAGCGCGGTGATCGTCTTGCTGGCACCGGCAGCCGTCACGATGGCCGCGATGACCTTGCTGTTCATCTTGTGCTGGTGGGCGATCAGCGAGCCGGACAGCCAGCGCTGCACCAGTTCGGGGTAGGCCGCGTTGGTCAGGATCGGGGCCTTGATGCAGAGGCCGCAGGCGTCGAGCCGGACCTCCACGAACGCCGGGCAGGGGACCTCGAAGCACGGCTTGGCGGTGCCCGCGATGGCCTGCGCCTCGGTCTGGCAGAAGCCGACCGCCGAGTAGATCGCGGAGAAGTCCGGGCCGGACGTGTACTTGATGCCGCCACGGGCCACGTTGACCTCGGGGACGGACAGGATGCCCTCGGTGGTCTCACCGGCGCACAGGTCGTAGAGCGTCTCGGACGGGGCGCACCAGCCACCGGAGGCGGTCAGGCTGCCCTGGGGGAGCCGCTTCTCGTCGGCTGCCCGGAGCAGGACCTCCATGTCGTCGGAGTGCCGGTCGATGGTCAGTTCCTCCGGGAAGTCCAGGCGGAACGACGCGACGCCGTAGTGCTGAAGGTTCTCGGTGAGGCCGTCGCCGGACGGGGTGCCGAAGCCCTTCATCCGGTTGACCAGCGCGGTGCCGACGGTGCCCAGGTCCTCGATCCGGGAGCCGGTGGCGAAGTCCGGGACGTCCGCTGCGGCGGTGATGGACACCATCGAGCGGGCCGGGGCGGGCTTCACGGGCCGGGCGACCCGGCGGGACAGGGTGGCGACGGCGCCCTTCGCAGCGACCGGCGGGGCGGTCTCCACGACCTCGCCCTCGATGACCTCCGGCTCGGTGGCCTCGGCCTCGGGCTCGGTGACCTCCTCCTCGACCTCCGGCTCCGGCTCGGTGAAGCGGCTGCGCAGCGCGGCGGCGCGTGCGGCCAGGTCCTCAGCGGCCTGGGCGCGGGAGCCGTTCTCGACGGCGATGGCGTCGATGGCCTCGGCGTACTTCTCGGCCTCGGTGACCTGCTCGGCGGTGGGTGCGTCGAGCGCGACCAGCGCGTCGAACGCGGCACGTACCTCGTCCGCGTACTCAGCGAGACGCTCGTCGGACAGGTCTGCAAGGCTGCTCAGGATGTCCACGGCTTGCTCCTCTTGGATGTACTGGACGTGGGGCGCTACGCGCATCCGCCGGGCACCAAGGCCGCAGACAACTCCTGGTCGATGACCGTACACCCTCCCCCCGACCGTGGGGAGTACCTTGCGGGTGGAGAGGAGCGCCCATGAGCGACGACAGCACCTACCAGACCATCGAGGCCGAGGGCATCGACCACGGTGACCCAGCGCCCGACGAGGACTACCCGGAGGGGTACGACGACCTAGAGGACGAGCCGGACGACGACAACATCCTCCCGGTGCAGGACGGCGAGGGTAAGGCGGACCCCGCCGACGTCCTCGACCTGGTCCGCGAGCAGGCCAAGGGACGGAGGCTCTGATGGCGACGATCAGCAGCACCACCGCGAAGGCGTACCTGGCCGCGCTGGGCTGGCGGACCAACACCGACGCCCGCTACAAGCAGGCGCTCCGTGACTTCCAGGCGGGCTGGAACCTGGGCTCGGCGCTGACCATCGACGGCATCCTCGGACCGAACACGTCCGCCGCCCTGACGTCATCGAACACCCGGCGCAAGGCCGGGCTGTCCACCGCCAGCGCGCACTTCTCGTTCTCGGAGTTCGCCTGCAAGTGCGGCGGGAAGTACAGCGCGTGCCGCCGGATCAACGGCGAGGGCTCGGTCGGCCACGACAAGTGGGTGCTGCGCATCCTGATGGCGAACCTTGAGGTGCTTCGGTCGAAGTACTACCGGAACGGCATGTCCATCGTGTCCGGCTACCGCTGCGACGGCCACAACCAGGCGGTCGGCGGGGCATCCTCGTCCCAGCACCGGTACGGCGCAGCGGCGGACGTGTCCCCGATCGCCAGCACCAGCCAGGTGAAGGCGCTGAAGCAGTTCGCGGGGATCGGCTACCAGGGTTCAACCGGGAAGGTCCGGCACGTTGACCGGCGCGACTACTCCGGTCACAACACCACCGGCGCCAGCATCAGCAACCCGACCACGTGGGTGTACTGAGTCCTGGTGCTCGCGGTACTCGGTGCAGATGATCCGCAGCGTGCCCTTCGCCTCCGGGCGGAGGGCCATGCTGTGCCACCCGCACGGGCACGTGAACCGGATGCACGACTGGTGGTCGGACAGGTGCGGCTCGACGTACCCGTGCGGGGTCATGGCTACGGCTTCCCGAGCCAGACTTCGGCGGTCGGCTTGTCGAACACGTAGGTGTCCTGGTCCCACCACAGGAAGGCGCGAGCGCCCTGCCGGATGCCCTCAGCCTTGAGGTCGGCAGCCCACTTGGTGCGCGGTGCGGGCTGGTTGTTGAAGATCGAAGCACCGGTCTCCCCGATGGCCCACGGCTTGCCGACCGAATCCGCCGCCGAGCGGATCGGGTCCACCTGGGACTTCGGGTCGGAGTACGTCTGCTTCTTGTTGCCGGTGTTGTAGGAGTCGCAGCCGAAGATGTCCACGAACGCGGCGCCCGGCCAGTAGTCGTGCCAGTCCCGACCCGACCCGGCGCTGAACGTGTAGCGCATCAGGATGGTGGCGAACTTGAAGCCGTACTTGCGGGCGATCGGGGACATGATCTTCTGCTCGGCCACGTACTGCGCGGCGGTGTAGCCGGGGGCGTCGTTCTCCGGCTCGTGGTGGTGGGTCCACCAGACCTCCGGCAGCCCGGCGGGCTTCTTCGCCAGGAAGGCGTCCACCAACTTGGGGTCGGTCTCCTTGCAGGACAGCCAGATCAGGTCGGTGGCCCGAGCGATGCCGTCCTTGAGGTCACCGGTCGCCCCGCCGTCACCGATGATGTTCGTCCAGGTGGACCCGGCGGGCAGTTGGCGCAGGAACACGCGGGTGGCCGGGACCTTGGTGTACCCGAGGGTGGTGAACAGTGGCCCGTTGACCGCGCTGCCCATCAGGGTGGTCGCCGTCGGCGGCTCCGGGGTGGGTGGGGTGACGGGGGTGTCCGGGTGGGACTGCCGGTAGGCGTTGTACTCGGCGGTCAGCGAGACGTAGTCCCGCTTCAGCGCGTCGTAGTCGCCCTGCAACGAGTTCAGCCGGGCATCGTCCACAGCCTTCTGGTCGGCGGCTCGCTCGTCACCGTAGGTCTGGGCTGCTGCCGTCACGGCACTGAGGTTGGCGGTCATCGTGGCGCCCTTCTGTGTGGTGCTGCGCCCTGTGTGGAGTGGGCAAGGTTCTGTCGCTCATCCCTTCCCGCAAGGGCAGGGAGCCTTCTTCCTCATGTTGATCGGACCGATCGAACGGGTCCCCTTTGCCAGCGCGGCCAGGCGCTTCGCCTCAGCGGACTTCTTCGCTGCCGCCCGCTTCTTCTTGGCCTCCGGGGACATCCGCCGCTTCGCAGCCGCCCTGGCCTTGGCCCGCTTGGCGGCATCCCGTGCCAGGCGCTGCTGGTGGGAGACCTTCGCGGCGCGTTGGAGGGCCTGACGACCGGCCTTCGTGCCGGACTGCTTCTTCAGTGCTGCCGATCTGGATGCACCAGCCTTGCGGGACTTCGGCACCTTGATCTTGCAGCAGGCTGCCATCAGCGGGCGGGCACCGCAGTGTAGGTGCCGCCCCCGTTCCTGATCTGCGCGGCCCGCGCTTCGATCTCGGTCTTGTAGACCTTCTGTCCGCCCTTGGGGTCGGTGTAGGCGAAGTTCTGCTTCGCCTGCGCGGCCTTGCCGCAGTTGCACGCCATCTCAGGAGCCTCCCACTCGGGCGACCAGCATCGCCATCTTCTCCTTGCGGGTCCGGCGGGCCTCGATGGCTGCCGCGACCTTGTCCGCGAAGTCCTCAACGTCGAACTCCACGGCCTCCCCGGTCGCCTGACCCGCGACGACACCGGCGGCGACCAGGGAGACCTGGCTCTTGTTCTTCACCCCGACTCGGGGCACCGGGAAGCCCTGGCTGTTCACCGAGTGCGCGGCGATCAGTTCCATGTTCCCGTTCACCGCGCGCCAGTCCCCGGACGGGGCGGCGGCGCGCAGCGCGTAGACCTGCTCGTCGGTGGCTCCGGGACGGACCCACCCGGCCAGCCAGATGCCGTGCTCGTCGTCGCCGCAGGTGACGTCGGCGACCGCAGCGGACGTCGAGTCGTAGTGCGCCATCGCCGGGCGCATCCGCAGACCGGCGGCGGCGTGCCCACCACCGACGGTCAGTTGGCCGACAGGGATCGGCCCATCGGTGGTGAGCACTTCGCCGGTCAGGAAGTACGCGTAGCCGCTGGCGTTGGGCGGCGGGGCCACGCAGACCCCGTCGAACCCGGTGTGGCAGGTCTCCCAGCCGCACAGGTGGCCGAACACCCGGCCCTCCTCGGTGACCGTGACCGGGGTGAGGGCGGTGAACTTCGGGTCGGTGAACCACTCCGCCGGGGCGTACGGGACGGACGCGACCAGCGAGAGTGCGGGCGCCGCTGGTCCCCCGCTGGCCGCGACCCGCTCAGCAGGGGCGTCCCCCGGCCAGAAGCCGGTGGCGTCGTGGTGCCACTGCGCGCAAATCTGGTTGAGGAACCGCACCTTGTCGGGGGAGTTCTCGCCGATCTCCTCGCCGATCTCCACCCGGCAGCGCTGGAAGTCGCCGGGGGTACCCCAGCCCACCTTCGCGTAGCCCTCGTGGCCCGGCTTCGTCCAGTAGTCGTGCAGCCGCTTGGTGTCGGCGGGGTTGGTGAGCCAGCCCGGCCCGCGCCCGAACGTTTCAGATTCTGAAACGGCCTTGATGGCGTCCGGCGGGTCCTCGCCGAGGGTGGCGTACGCGCCGCGCAGGGCACGGGCAGCAGCGGCCTTGGCCTCCGGTGGGGCGTCCACCTGGTTGAACCGTCCGGCGGCGGCGTGCACCCCGTTGCGGTTCAGCGCGCCGCCGGGCTCCTTGATCGGCAGGCCGTTGTCGCCCTTGGCCTTGGACTGCCCGTTCTTGTGCAGCACGCAGGCGGCGTACCACTGGTCGTCGGTGTAGTCGGCCTGGGTGAACTGGGACCACGGCTTGTCGGAGACGAACTCGTCCAGGCTGGCCGCTGGCGCCTGCTGCTTCTTCTTCGCCACGCAGTCCTCGTAGTCCGGGGACTCCGGGTCGCACTCGGAGTCCACGACCTCGGACGGGGGACCACCGACCGCCGGGGCACCCTCGGCCTCGGCCCACGTGCCCAGTGCGATGAACGCCTCCGCGAACGCGGGAATGGCGACCATGCTCGCGGAGGCGATCCGGGCACTGGTGAACGTGACCCTCTCGCTCTCCTCATCGAACTCGAACGAGGCGTCGTCGGCGTCCACGCTGACCCCGAACCTGCCGAACTCGGAGATCAGGCCGACGGCCTCGTCGGTCTCCGGGGTGTCCACGAAGTGGCCCTCGGCGCGCATCAGGGGGCCGACCCGCTCGATGGACTCGATCCGGGCGATGACGACGGACCCGTCGTGGCCCATGCCGGACGCCTTCTGCCAGGTCAGCGGCAGCGGCAGGTCCCGGAAGCGCAGGGAGTCGGGGGCGAACTGCCGCCCGTCGCCGGACCACACCCCCTCGGGGGCGAGTACCCCGTGCCAGGGCAGTGCAGTCGTCGGTGCGTCGGCCACGCTGGCAGCAGCGGCAACCTCGGTCGTCATGGCTCCTCCGAACGGGTACTCGGCCCGGTCCTCACCGTCCCACACGGCAAGCCGGTCGTAGGCGATGGACTCGACCTCGGACAGTGCGTCGATGCCGTCGCCGGACAGCATCAGGTCGTAGCCGATGGTGTTGTGCGGGGTGTAGTTGGGGTACTGCTTGACGGCGTCGTGCGCGGCCTTGATGTTGACGTCGGCCAGCAGCCGGTCGTGCACCAGGGTGGGCACCTTCTCGGCCAGCATCCAGACGATGGCCCCGTCGTCGCCGAGCGGGGAGACCTTGTCCACGTCGGCGGTGAAGGACTCGGTCAGGTGGGCGAAGGCTTCGACGGACGCCCGGATCGCCTCCATGTCCAGGTCCGGGTTGTCCTCCGGCTTGCCCATCCAGACCAGGGTCAGGTGGGCCTCGTCGGGCGCGAGGTCGTTGACCGGGTCATCGGCTCGGGGGAGGGCGACGATGACCCGGCCCGTCTTGGGTGCCGCGTCCCCTTCGACGGCGGCAGCGGCCAGGCTGTCCACGGCAGGGCGGACCGCGCAGCGGCAGTTGATCCACAGTTCGATGGGGGCGGACGTGTCGCCGGGGAACAGCATCTCGACGCCGTCCACGTCGAACTTCTCGCCGACCGGGCGCTGCTGGCCGTCGGTGTCCTTGTGGCTGACCCGCACCTTGGAGTCGTGCATGGTGACCCACTCCATGATCAACTGCTCCGGGTCGTGACCGGCTGCGGTGATCGCCGCCCAGTTGATCGCGGCGGTGCTGATCCAGGTGGCGATGACCTTGGCGGTGTACTCGTCAGGCTTGCCGGTGAGTGGCAGCGAGGCGCGCAACTGCTTGCTCAGCGTGGCCCAGGCGCGCACGTCGTGACGGACCGCGCCGTCGGAGTCCTCGCGGAGCACGTCGTTGAACAGCAGTCGTGCGGGTGCGAGCAACGTTCGCCACCAGTCCTCCTGCGCGTAGTTGTCCAGTGCCCTCGCCACCAGCGGGGTGAGGGTCTCGATGGCCTGCTCCTGGCGGTCGAACCGCTTGGTGGCGAACTCCTGCCGGGTCATGGTGATCATGTCGGCGCCAGGGTCAGCCAGTGCGAGAGCCGCTCACGGGTGTGCGGGGCCTGTTCGTTCAGCAGGCTGCGACAGTAGGAGTCCAGCACTGGCACGATCTTGTCGTGGTCCGCGATTCCTGCCAGCACCATCGGGGCGCATGACCAGGCGTCGTCCAGCAGGGCACCCCCACCGGTGCCGCACTTCACGAACAGGTGCGTCTCGTAGGCGGGCACCCCGACCGGCTTGGCGCCGTTGGCCCGCAGCCGGTTCCCGGCCCGCTCCAACGCCCGGAACACCAGGGCCTCGGACGCGGCGAGCACCGCTTCGGCGGGGGTGCGGGGCTTGGTCGGGTGGTCCTCCAAGGACGGCGGTGGCCCGTTCTGGACGGGGATGCCGGAGGTAGGCGCGGCGAGGGGCACGCCAAGGGCAGCGAGAGCCGCGCCCACCTGTTCGGGGGTGGAGGACCCGGACGCGATCTTCACCAGCAGCCACACCTTGAACTGCTCGGGGGTGGGCAGGTCGCCAGCGTCGAACCCGTTCTCCCGCAGCAGCGCCTCGACGGACAGCAGGCCCCGGTCGTACAACTCGAAGGCTTCCTTGGACCGGTCCGGGCGCAGCCGCAGCGCGGAGGAGTCGTAGACCACCAGCGAGGGGTCCTCGGTGATGGGCCGCAGGTAGCCCATCGTGAGGGCGTTCACGATCACGTCGAGCATCGGCTCGATGTGCAACTTGATGGTGGACTCCTCGATCGCCCACGCACCCCAGTGGCTCACCCCGTTGGAGGTTCCGCCGCCGGTCCCGGCGTTGCTGGACATGCCGAGCACCTGCTCGGGTGGCAGGTCCATGCCGAGGGCGAACCGGTGGATCGCCTCACCGCGCAGGGCCATCGCCGCGTTGTCCAGTTCGGACCAGAACGTCAGCAGTTTGGCCTTGTCGATCTCCTCGCCGGGGGCGGTGACCACGACGGGAATCTGGGCGGCGGGACTGGACGGGTCCTGAATGGGGGTGAGCATCGCGTCGGCCAGGACCCGCATGAACGCGTCGGCGTCGTTGGTGGTCTCGACTTCCTTGCCGTCCACCGGTGGGGGTGGCGGGAAGGTCATGCCCTGGGGCAGGAACAGGATGCCCGCACCGGCCAGCCGGGACGTGATCTGGCTGAACACGTACCGGGTGAGCCACTCGATCTCACCGAGGATCGGCAGCAGCGAACGGAACGGTGAGTCCGCTTCGAGCCGCTGAGCCGGGGACGGAATCCAGATGCGGATGACGACGTCGTCCTTGGTGAGGTTCACCACCGGCAGGCCGTTGCCGTAGTTGATCTGCCAGGTGTCACCGGCGACCTGCATCTCCACGCAGGAGATGACCTCCCAGACCTCGTCCGGTTCCACGACGTTCTCGACGTGCACCTGGCGTCCGACCAGGTAGCACTCACCGGCGACGGTCAGGTGGGTGCCGATGCTGTCCAGCATCTGGGTCTGGCCGTCCTTGCCGTTGAACAACTGGTCGAGGGCGTCGGCGGCCTTGCCCTCGGTCTGCTCGACCGGCACCCCGCCCTCGATCACCGCGCTGGACAGCACCGCCCGGCTGACTGCGTGCCCGAAGAACCGGGCCGCGTACCGGGCCTCACCGCAGATCGCGTAGTGCCGGTAGCACTCACCCTGCCAGTCCCGGCGCGGCTGGTAGATGCGCGCGGCCTTGCCCGGATACCTCGTGGACGAGGCGACGAGCGCCGTGGTGGGGATCACCGGAGTGGTCGGTGCGACGCTGCGTCGTCGGGGCATCGACCTCACCTGGCTGCTTAGGGGGGAGTCCGTTCCAGGGAGTCTCGCACATCCGGGGGGTCACTCGTCAGACCCGGCCTGATCCTCGCCCTTCTCCACCTTCCGGCGGCGGCGTTCCTCCCGGTACATGTGCAGGTTGAAGGTGTACCCCCGGATCATCCCGACCAGGATGATCAGCGTGACGGGCGCCGCAATCAGAATGCCGACGATGGCTGCGTTGCGGCCCGCCTCGCTCATGGCTACTCCGGTTGTTCGTCCCGTGCCACGAGTATGGCCGACAGGTACGACATGGCCCACCAGCCGTTGATCAGCCACCACGTCCAGTGCAGGTCACTCGCCCACATCCAGGCGAGCATCCCGGCGGCCAGGTAGGGCGCGAGGCAGAACGGGCACTCGGTCAGCGCCACCCAGCGCATCCGCCGGTCCCCGGACAGCAGCCAGTGCTGGACCTTGGTCCGCGCCCAGGCCACCGGCGGGTAGTCGTCATAGGTGAGCAGCCGAGCGGTCCGTCCGATCGAGATGACCGCCACGATCACCGCCGCCAGTCCGACCCGGTCGAAGTGGATGAACCAGTCGTCGTTCACGGGTGTCCTCTCGGGACCATTTCAGAATCTGAAGTCAGACAGCGTGCAGGTGGCGGGTGGTCGGGGTGCGGCGCAGCAGGTCCTGCGGGTTGGCGACCTGGGCGGGCATGACGTGCTTGGCGAGTTCGGTGGCGGCGTGCACGAGGGCGTCCACCCGGTTCGGGGAGTCGCCTTCGCCGGGCACCCAGGTGGTCTGCTCGTCCTCCAACAGGGCCAGGTCGCCCTGCTTGCCGACGTGGAACACCCGGTGCTTCTCGTACAGGGCGACGATGGGCTCGGCCCGGATGGCCTTGCCGCGCCGGGAGTTCACCAGGATGATCCGGGCGCCGGAGTAGCCGGAGGATTCGAGGGTGTGCTTGACCATCTCACCGCCGTAGTTCTTCTCCGGCACGATGGCGTCCGCGCTCAGGTCCTCGTAGACGGAGTTGGCCCGGCCCGCCCAGGCGGCGGGGGAGTACCGCCCGGAGGAGTCGTCCAGCACGTACAGGTCCTTGGCCGCACTGATCCCGACGGCGATGATGCCGGTCTCGTCGGACTTGGGGTTGGCGGTTCCGGCGGGGTCCACGCCGACCACGATCCGGGTCAGCGGGGGTGGTTCGAGGACCCACTGGAACATGTCCCAGGTCCACAGCGCGCCCTCGATGTCCTGTAGGACCTCGCCGTGCAACTCCTGGCGTCCGAGCCGGGTGCCCTCGTACCGTCCGATGATGGTGTCCCGGAAGGTGGGCGCGAGGTTCTGCACGTTCGCGTAGGTGGAGGCCCGGTGCACGACGGTCAGCGGGTCGGCCATCGTCTCCTTCACCCACTTGGTGGGCTTCGGGGTGGTGGTTGCGATGATCTTGGGGGCGCGGCCCATGCGCAGGCCGAACATGATGTTGTCCCAGACCAGTTTGATCAGCGGGAAGTGGGCGGGTTCGTCGGCCCACACGTGCCCGTGCTGGGGTCCGCGCAGACGGTCCGGCTCCTCGGCACTGAACCCCTGGGCGATGCACCCGTTGGGCCAGGTCAACTTCTTCTTCGACGGCTCCCAGATGGGCCGCTTGCCGGGGGCGGAGCATTCGAGGATGCCGGACACGCCCTCGACCATCGTGTCGCGCAGGTCCGGGCCGGTGGCCGCGACCAGGCCGATGCGCGGGGTGATCTCGGTGACCCGGTGGGTGATCTCGGAGCCGGTGCGGGTCTTGCCGGACCCCCGGCCCCCGGCCAGCATCAGGGTGAGCCAGTCGGGGGCGATCAGCGGGGGCGGGCGCTGGTCAACTCGGGCGTGCTCCCAGTCCCAGAGTTCGTGCGGGTGCCCGTCACAGCCGGGGTCCGGGCAGTAGAAGGGACGCCAGGCCGAACCGGAGCGTTCCTTGAGGAGTTCAAGGGCGGCTTGCTGGGCTTCGGGCTTCCAGTTCCGGTAAGCGTCAGGCAGTGGGGGCGGTGGGAGTTCAGGCATCGGGTGCACCACCATCCGCCGTGCAGCCGGGTGGCGTGGTCGCCGAGCATGAGCAGGGTTCCGCAGCCCCCTGCGCACTTCGCCTGCCAACGGACCTTAGCCATGCCCTCATAATACCTACCTGCCCTCGGTCCGCTCACCTGACTTCTTCGACAGTGTTGGCCGGGCCGATCATCGCACGGCCCCCCGACGGGTCCTGGTTGACCGCACGGGTGGGGAAGCGGGCCGGGTCGTACAGGTGCTTGGCCGGGCCACGCGGAGCGGGCAGGTTCGCCAGGATGTCGGCGACCGGCACCCCCAGGTCGCGGGCCAGCGCCTGCGCGACGGCGTGCTG